TGGGATAAATTATATAATTTATTGGCTACGGATGCAAGTGGTGAAGCTCAAACTTATCATTTTTCAGCAAGTACTTCTTTTGGAACCTTTGATGTTGCGTTTACAGGAAATGAAGGTTTTGTTATTACACAAGATGTTGCTTGTAATCCTGAATGGCAGTTAGGAGAATCTACTGTTAGTACAACAGGAACAGTTCAGAATGTAAGAACTTCAGGAGGGTTGACAAGTTGGGTTGAAAATTCAAGTTTTAACGGAACAATTACAGAACAAAGATGGGAAACAGTTGAATATCACAATCAAGATTATAACAAACAAATTGTTTTATTCAATCAAATTAATATGCCCGTTCCAGGTTATACAGGGCATCAATGGTCTTTATATGGTTTTGGGCCAGAACTAATACATTATGGATTTCCTAATACAAATGGTGCTTGGCCTGATGTTTATTTTCAGAGTGGAAATCGTAGATATATAGTTTTAAATCCTGCTACTTATTATCATCCTGCTGATGCTGCAAATCCAAATGGGAACAACCATAAGTTTTGGGTAGGTGAGCAACTTTATAGAACAGTAACAACACAAATACAAGCTTTAACACATTTTAATGGACCCGTATCAGTTACGGGAGGCAGTGGTACTGGTCTAAAAGTTAATTTGCTTGTTCAAAAGTATGAATATGAAACAGGAAACTATTATTACAAAGCAAGTTGGTCTCTCGATCAAACTAATTTAGGTTCTGGCTATGTGAATGGTGAAACTGTTAAAATTCCTTGGACAAAGCATGATGGATCTGCTCAGAATATTAATGTAAAAATAGATGTTACTGCAAGACAAATAACAACAAGAGCAGCACAAAACTTTAATCCTTTTGACGTTTTAACTGATTGGAATGTTTACGAGGGAGATGAAAACAGTAATCGTAATAATCCTGAACACGAAATAGTTTATGTAAACGAAATACTAAAGCCAGAAACAAACCAAAGCGATGTAGAACAACCTGCAAAATATAGTGATTTAGCATTTGCTGGCATAAGAATAAATAGTTCAAAAGAGTGGACAAACTTTAGCCAGTTTTCTGCTTACTTTAAAAAAGGAATAGAGATTGAAAAGCCATCTGGAGCGACAGGAGCTTCTAATTTACTGCCTGAAATTGCTTATGCCTTGTTAACAAGTTCAAAAATAGGAGCTGGAAAATTAGTAGGAGCATCTTCTGTTGACAGCACAGCAATGGCTGACGCTGCTGATTTTTGTCAGAAAAATAAGTTTTTCTGGGATGGAACTATTAGCACTAAATTAAATTTAAGGGATTTTATTTTTGAACACGCTGGATATTGTTTATTAGATTTTACAATTATTGGAGGCAAGTTTAGCCTTAAGCCTTCTGTTCCTGTTAATTCAAATAATAAGATTGATAAGAGAGTATTACCTGAAATAAAATGTCTTTTTACTGATGGTAATATCAAAGATTTACAAGTTAGTTTTTTAAGCCCAGAAGAAAGGCAAACATTTAAAGCTGTTGTTGTTTATAGAGAAGAAAAAGTAAATGGTTTTCCTGAAACGAAATCATTATTAATTAGGGAAAAAGATCCTGATGGCTCCGATACAGATCCTATTGAGACTTTTGATTTGTCTGGTTTCTGCACATCTAAAGAACAAGCACAATATTTTGCTTATTTTGCTATTAGATCAAGACGTTTAATTGATCATGGTCTTACTTTTCAAACAGCTCCTCAATATGTGCAAGGTTTAGCCCCAGGTGACTATTTTAGATTAGTTAGTGAAGTTAGTCATACTTCAAGGTTTAGAAATGGTGCAAAGTTAGATGATGGAACAATTGTTAGTAAAGATGATGTAGCTGGTTCTGAATCTGTTTACTATTGGGAACCAGGAACAGAAGGTGTTAAATTTTCAACTCTTTCACAAGCCCCAAATGGTGTTTTATTTACCGTTAAAAACACAACAACAGAAAACAAGGTTTATAAATGTGAGAGCATCTCCTATGGTGAAGACGGTTTACTAGAAGTGGCTGGTAGTTATGTTCCTGTTGAGCCTTCAACACTGCCAAACGGAAACCCTAATCCAACAAAAGGCCAGCTTAAAGTTATGCAAAACTGGGGTTTAAAAGGAACCGATGGTGAGTATGACGCTTCAAATTTTATTGTTTCTGAAAATCAATGACAAGCCCTAAGCCATTCCCAAGTATTAAACCAACTTCCAGAAGTTATAACCCTGGGACATATCCAAGTACCACGTTTGAATCGTTAGACGGTACGAAAACACATATTCGTTACGGCAATAAAAGAGTTAATGCAACCTTGAGCCTTGGCTTTTCAAACATTACTGATGCTGAAGCAGCTTTAATTCTTGAGAATTATGAGGATGTTAATTCTACTTGGGATTATGTGACTTTTACTCCTACTGATGGTGTTTCTGGTGTCTCTGATAGCAAAGAAGTTGCTGGTCAAACAAATCCTGCTAGTAGTCTTCAATCTTTAGTAAAAGAAGGTGGTACTGGACTTTTATGGCGTTATTCTGGGCCTCCTTCTGTTACAAGTACCTTTAAAGGTATGAGCAATGTGAGCTGTAGTTTTGTTGCTTGCCTAGATGCCCCTTAGAATAAACACAACGTTTTGATTTTTTAGGTCGTGGCTTTTTATAGCGGAAAAGACGGACAACTTTTAATTGCAGGAACTAAAGCTGCAAAAGTTCAGTCTTGGTCTTATTCAAGTTCACAAGCTGTTCTTGAAACAACTTCTTTAGAAGACACAGATAGAACCATTGTTCCTGGTGTTAGAAGCTATAGCGGTAGTGCAAGGTTGTTCTACTATCAAACAGCTAACAACACGACTGGAGATGTAACAACACTTTTAAGGAAAAGCATTAAAGCTGTTACAAGCACAAATGCAGGAGAAGAAGGAAAAGCTGCTGAAGCAGATGCTCCTTTTGCTTTAAAATTAAATATTTACGATGACGGAACAAATAGCAGATCTATTACATTCAATATCTATGTAACAGGCGTTTCCATGAATAGTGCTGTTGGTGAAGTCTTAAGTGCTGACATTAGTTGGGAAGCTAACGGAGCACCTACAGAAGTCACAATGTAAATCATGGGTGTTTATTTTGGTCAATCGGGTGAAATAGCCCTAAAGAGAGATGCACTGCAATCTGACTTGAGGACACAGTTAGATCCTTTTGATGTAAACACCTCAACGAAGAGATTTAGTGTTGACCATAGTTCTGGCTCGTTAATTAGTGGAGATGAAGTAGAAATAGAAACGGCTGATGGGTCAACTCTTGAGCTTGTTAATGGTCATAGTTATCCAGATGGAAAGTGGTTTATCAATGTTGACCCTATGGGTGGGATTCGTTTATATGACACATTCCCTAAAGCAATAGAAGGATTACAATCAAATGCTTTAACCCTTGTTACTCCTAGTGCTGCGAAAAATATTTTAATTCGTACAAGAAATGAAAGGTTTAGACACGTTGCCAACGTTCGAGATTTTGAGATGACAACGAGTAGAGAACAAGTTGATTTAACAAATCTTGGAGATGAGTTTAGAAATCAATATGAAGCTGGTTTAATTAGCGGTCAAGGAACAATGAGTTGTATTTGGGAGCATAGTTATGACACAGGAGATAGAAAGAATGAATATGGCAGCGACCCAGAATTTCCTTTTTATCTTGCTCAATTAATTGTTAGGACACAACAGGGATCAGACTTTGATGGTTTGTTCTATCTCTACCGTGATCCAAATAATTCTGCTAAAAACGTTTATTACGAAGCGAATTGCATTATTACTAATGTTGCTGTAAGTGTTACTCCTGCGGAAGTTATTGAGACTAGAGTTGAATTTATAACAAATGGAGTTATTCGATTAAAGACTGGTGATACGGCTGGTTATCTATTACAGGAAAATGCAGATAAGGTTCTTCAAGAAGATGAAAGTCCCATATTGCTCGAACAGGTTTAAACTATTGCTAATGGTTTTTAGTTAGTAGTCAATGGCTGATCTACAGATAAGCAATCTGCCTGCCTTAGCAGAAGCAGGTATTCAAGCAACTGACGTACTTGCACTTGCAGACTTGAGTGCAACTGAGACAAAGAAGGTAACTGTTAAAGACTTGGTTGCAGCAGCAGCACAGTTTTTAGATGCAGGAGATATTCCAGCAGCAAAGGTAGGTTCAGGTATATCGGCGGGGAGTTTAGCTGATGGATCTGTTACTAATGTAAAACTAGCTAATGATAGTGTTTCCTTTGGTGGTGTTTCTGTTGATCTAGGAGCTGCTGATGCGACACCTGCCTTTGATCTTTCTGATGCAACAGCCTACCCAACATCTGCTTTAGTTGGAACAATAACAAATGCACAGTTAGCAGGTTCAATTGCAAATGCTAAATTAGCAAATTCTTCTGTAAGTTTAGGAGGAATTACTGTTGCTTTAGGAGCTTCAGATGCTACTCCTGCTTTTGATTTAACAGACGCTACAAATTATAAAACTACTAATTTAGTTGGCACGATAACAAATGCACAATTAGCAGGATCTATTGATGTATCTAAACTTGTAGGGTCTAATGTTAACTTTGGAGGAGTAACAGTAGCACTTGGAGGTTCTGATACTACACCAGCTTTTAACTTAAGTGATGCAACAAATTACCCTACTTCAGCATTAGTTGGAACGATCACTAATGCACAATTAGCAGGAAGTATTGCGAATACAAAATTAGTAGCAAATAGCATAACAGCGAATGAATTAGCAGCAAACTCTGTAACAGATTCGGAACTTGCAAATTTATCTGTAGCAACTGGATCTGTCCAAGATGGAGCAATTACAAACGATAAGGTTCAGACATCTACCAACTCTTCAACAGGTTTAGACGGTGCAACGAAGATAAGGGACGCAACTATTACACCAGCAAAATTAAATACTTCTAATCTTGATCGTTCCATCAACGTTGCTAGTGGAAATCTTGGAATAAACAATGCCGTTACTGCTGCTACTCGTTCAGGTATCTCATATAATGCTCAAGGATTGATTACTGGAACGGTTGCTCTTGCTGCTGCTGATCTTCCTGTTGCTACCTCTAGTGCTGTTGGCGGTGTTTCTGTTGGGACTGGGTTAAGTGTTAATGGATCAGGTGTTTTATCTCTATCAAATAGCGTAACTGGTGCAACTGTTTCTGGGATCACATTTTCAAATACTGGTCAAATTACAGCAGCAACAGCATTAGTAGCTAGTGATCTTCCTGTTGCAACAACCAGTGCTAAAGGTGCGGTTCAGATAACATCTGGAGGAGGCTTAACTGTTGATGGATCAGGAAATTTAACAACTTCAACAAGTGGAATTAGTGCTGGAACGTATCAATCAATCACTGTAAATAATAAAGGTGTCGCAACAGCAGGTGCAGCATTAACGGCTGCTTTGGTTCCTAATCTTGCTGCAAGCAAAA